CGCCGATCCCCGGTTTAAGGGAAAAAGCCACAGCGGGCGCGGCCGTGTTGAGCAGATCACAAAGCGGCTGGAGGAGCTGTACTACGCCGCCGAGCCGGTCACAATCGTCACCAGCGACGCCACCTACACCAGCATGGCGATTGAGAACCTGACCATCAGCAAGAGCGCCGAGGTAGGCTACGCCCGAGAGATCCCAATTTCGTTCCGCAAGATTCGCATTACGACGGCGCGGACGACGACCATCCCCGCCAGCTACGGCAAGAGCGGTGCGACCGCCGCTTCTGCAGGCACGGCCAACACGTCCAGCGGGAGCAGCGGACGCTCAGGCTCCGGCGGCTCCGGTTCGGGTTCTGGCTCTGGCAGCGGCTCCGGTAGCGGCTCTGGCAACAGCAAGTCGAGCATCCTCTATGGTGCCGCAAAGTCAATCGGCCTGATTTCATGAGGAGGGAAACGAGATGGAATATACAATCATCGAAGTCCCAGACCTCAATGACAGCATGAGCCGCGTCGTTCTGAACGGCAAGGCGTATCTGATTCGGTTCACATGGAACGACCGCGGCGGCTTCTGGAAGTTCGGCCTCTACGACACGCAGAGCCAACCCATCGTCATTGGCATCAAGATTGTGCCGAGGTTCCCGATGAACCTGTTCTACGGCGTGACCGCGTTGCCGAGCGGCGTGTTCGGCGTGATGACCAAGCTGGAGCACATCGGGAGGGGTGATTTCCTCGACGGGAAGGCCAGCTTCGTATTCTGCCCTGCGGAAGATAGCGACTGACCCACTTTTCTATCCGTCCTACGGACTGTCCGCGGACGCTCCGTGGGATGGTCACACATGAAATCCGAGGACAGTCCGCGCATAACCGTAACCGTAACCGTAACCGTAACCTATACCGTAATCTAACCTAACCAGTAAATATATTTGGTGTGCGTTTTGCAAACGCACGAGCGTGTTTTCTTTGCTTATTTTTCGTGATTTTGCTTTTTGAGCAAAGTCGTTTGTAAAACGAGAGGGGGGATTTTGATGTCTGCGAACTTCGACAGAGAGTATCGCTTGGCTGCAGGTAAAGCCGGCGGCATGGGCTTCGAGATCGGCGAGAAGTCGAAGAGCCAGCCCGTCCCGCTGCACATCAATTTCTCCATTGAGCGCACCGACCTTGAAACGCAGAACACGGGGCGCGTGACCGTCTGGAACTTGAACAAGGAGCACCTTGCCACTCTGGACGAAAAGGACTGCATCCTGTCCCTGAAGGCGGGCTACGGGAGCCGTATGCCGCTGATTTTCGCCGGCATCGTCACAAACTGCGTCACGACCCATGACGGCGCAGACCGCAAGACGGAGATTGAGGTGGTAGACAACCTCGTCGAGATCCGCGACACCTACGTCACGATTTCGTATGTGGGCACGGTAAACTGGAAGACCATCTTCGACGATGTGGCAAATCAGATGGGCGTAGCTGTGACGTACTCCTACAACGCCGAGTTTGCTGACATCGCCAACGGCTTCAGTTTCGTCGGCCTTGCCCGCGACATCATGACGAAGGGCTGCGCCTGCTGCGGCCTCGTGTGGAGTCTGCAGAACGGCGTCATGCAGGTCAAGAAGCCGGGGGATGTCATGAGCCGTGAGGTCTTCGTTCTCTCTGAGGACTCTGGGCTGCTGGGCATCCCTGCCCGCGTCACCGAGGCCAACTCCGAAACGAGTGATAAGACCAGCATCGGGTGGGAGGTTGAGTTCTTCCTGAACGGGGCCATCCACATTGACGACTATGTGAAGTTGGAGAGCAAAACCGTCACGGGCTATTTCCGCGTCGCCAAGCTGACGCAGGCCGGGGACAACATCTCTGGTGACTGGACGTGTACGGCGCGACTTATGGAGGTGCAGGGGTAATGATGCAGGAGTTTGTGCAGGAGATCCAGAACACCATTCAGCGTGGGCTCCGCGGCATCCATACGGCTATGCCGGGGCAGATCGTCAGCTTTGACGCTGCGAAGGGCATCGCCACGGTCAAGCCTGCGATGAAGTTCAAGAAACCGGATGGGAAGACGATGGATTTTCCGCAAGTCACCGGCGTTCCGGTCGTGTTCCCGCAGGGGAACGCACAGGGCGCAACAGTCGCTTTTCCGGTCAAGCCCGGAGATAGCTGCCTTCTGGTGGTGGCCGAGCAGAGCCTTGACTACTGGCAGTACGGGCAGGAAACAAGCACGGATCTGGCCTTCGACATGACGAACGCAATCTGCATTCCCGGCCTGTTTGCGCAGGGAAACCCCGCCGTAGCGGATGCCTGCGCTCAAAACGCGGTCATCGTAGATGTCAAGGGAACGAGGCTTACGGTCAAGGGCGGTTCCGTAACGATTTCTGCGCCCGAAGTCACCGTCGAAGGCAACCTGACTGTGACCGGCAGCCTGTCGTATTAGGTCCGTAGAAGGCCGCCACGAGCTTTCAGGCGAAAGCAACAATCTACACCCATGAGGCGCTACGACACCGTCTGGGTGATTTCTGGCGATTCCAGACTACTTCTGGGAGGGGGTATTCACCGTGTTAGACATCAGACTGAATGAGGACGGCGATATTGCCATCTCCAAGAATGGCGACATCTCCACGACGGAGAGCGTCAGACAGGCCGTAATGATTCGGCTGCGCTGGATTTATGACGAGTGGCGGCTCGGTCCTGAACTGGGCTTCCCATGGTTCGAGGAAGTGTTCATCAAGAACCCGAACACCATCAAGATTAAAACGCTCGTGAGAGACGAGATCCTGAAAGTGAAGGAGGTCAAAGCGGCGACGGTCACATCGGTCGATTACAACACGGCAAAGCGAACGGCGACGTTCCGCTACACCGTCACCGTGGGAGAGGACACGTTTAGAGAGGAGGTAACGCTGTATGGCTGATTATGGCCTGACCCCGCAGGGGCCGAATATCAAGCGGCTGGATGTCATTCTGGAAGAAATGCACTCGGGGCTGTCGGAGAAATGGGGCGTGAACACGCGCCAGAACCCTGAGTCCCTGCTGAACCATCTGCTGACGAATGTGGCCGACGCCATCGCTGACCTCTGGGAGTTTGGCGAAGCGGTGTACTTCTCACAGTACCCGGCCACTGCAGAGGGCCGAAGCCTCGACAACGCCGCGCAGTACGGCGGCTCCACCCGTGAGGCCGCAGCGAAGTCGTACTACCCGATTCATTGTACGGGCAAGGACGGCACGAAGCTGGCCGCCGGTACGAGGATTTCCTCCGCGACGAACCCGACAACCTATCTGAGTATCACGGACACGAGAGAAATCAGCCGTACGTCGTTCAATCGTGCCTGCATCAAAATCGCGTCCCTCGGAACAGAGAGTGTTTACACCGTAGCCATCAATGGTGCGGTGTTTTCTTATAGCCCGACGGCGGCGGACACGCTCACGGTGCTGAAAGGCATCGCGGCGGCCATCACCGACGAGAAGTTCATGGCCTCCGTGGACGAGACGAATGAGTTCCTGAACATCGAGGCGGCAGACATCGCCTCAAACAATGTGCTGATTCTCTCCGAGAACCTGACCACGGAGACGGTGACGTCGATCATCACCTTCGGCACCGAAGAGAACGGCGACATCCTGATTCCTGGCGGGGTCATTACGAACATCGTCAACGCCGACGCTGGCCTGCTGGCCGTCGAGAACCTCTGCGGCTACATCGCGGGCCGTGACGAAGAGACGGACGTTGAGTTCCGCCAGTCCTACGTGGACAAAATCTTCAACCGTTCGAGCAATATGCTTGAGAGCATCCGCTCCGCAATCCTGCTGAACGTGCAGGGCGTCCGCAGCGTCGCCCCGTATGAGAACGCAACGCACCAATGGTATGTGGACGGCACCTATCTGGACGTGAAGGATGTGACCGAAACGCCTGCAGGCGACATCGTCCGTCCGCCGCACAGCGTCGAGATCGTGGTAGATGGCGGCGACTCGAAGGAAATCGCGCAGCAGATCCTCGCCAACAAAGCGGGCGGCATCAACACGGTCGGCGAGACCGTCGTGGTTCTGCCCGGTGAGTACGACGAGGAAATCACGATCCGGTTCAATCGGCCGACGACGATTTACACATGGTTCCGCCTGGGCATCACGCTCAACCGCTCCGAGGCTTTGCCGCCGAACTACGTTGACCTGCTGAGAGAGGTCGTTCTGGAGAACATGGACGCTCTGGATGCTGGCAAGGATGTCGTTCCGCAGCAGTTCATGAGCCAGCTTTACAAAGCCTGCTCTGGCATCAGCTATATCGACATTCAGCTTTACGCTTCGGCGGACGCCTCCGATGAAAAACCCTCCAAGTACCCCGACCGCAGTAAGAACATTACGGCGCGTCAGCGGGCCTACACCAAGGAGGAGATGATCGAGGTGGAGATTGATGGCTGATTATGTAGCGACCCTGAAAAACGACCTTGTCGAGCAGTTCCGAGGCAAGGCCAATATCGAGGCGCTCATGGAAGTCATAGGCGCCCAGCTTCAGCAGGTGTATGACTTCTACGACCAGCTTCGGCAGGACAGGGGAGTACATACAGCCGTTGGCAAGCAACTGGACGGTGTCGGCGACATCGTCGTGATGACCAGAATGGAGGCCGGCAAGCTCGCCGGCGATCCGATCCCGTTCGAGGTCATCGACGACGAAACCTACCGCCGGTATCTGATTTACAAAATCCTGAAAAACACCTGCGATTGCACCTACCCCGACATCATCAAGGCGTTTCGGATGTTCTGGGATCGGCCTCTGTACTACAAGGAAGACCCTGCAGAACCCGCGACGATGATTTTCGACACCGGCGAAATGGATGGCACCGTCGATACGACGCCGCTGTTCACCACGCCGCTGCTCCGCGCCGCTGGCGTTACCTTGAAGCTCTACGCTCGGACGAAGACCGAGATGGAGACGGCCAAGCTCTACATTCTGAGCGGCCTCGGCTTTGCCGTCACGGAAACGCTGCTGCCCGTTCTCGAACGCGATATTGATTACCGCGCCCATGTGTACGTCAGGGGCGGGTATTCGACCATCGCCGAGGACACGCTCCCTGGCGTCGAGCGAGACTATAAGTTTGGCTTCAAACTCCATCTGGGCGCCGGTCTGCAGGCGGTCTTGGAGAGTACGCTGCCCAATCAGGAGCGCGAAGTGTCCTATGACACCTCTGTTTGCGCTGGAAGCGCGGTGCAGAGCGTCATGGAGACGAGAATCACCGACATGGTGATGAAGTCGGGGAAGATGGCCTCACCGCAAAGGTCTGCTGCGAAGCGCACGAAACTCCAAAACCTCCGCGTTGTTGCGGATCGCCTGAAGCGAGAAAGCACGGCGGAGGACAGGAGCGCCCCGAAAGCAGAGTCCAACAAAACGATTGAAGGAGGAACACAGAAATGAGCTACTATGGCGGAACCGTAACGGTCGCCGGCCGAAATCTCATTACGAGCCTCATGGCCGGGAAGACGATTGAGTTCACCCGCATCATGGTCGGCTCTGGTGCCATGCCTGAAGGCGTCGAGCCTATCGACATGGTCACGCTGGTCACTCCGGTTGCGGAGGGCGTTTCGTCCGTCCCGACTGTGGAGAACGGCGTACTGAGCATGGTGGTCGAATACCGCAACGACCTGAACGGCGGTTTGCAGGAGGGCTTCTGGCTCCGCGAGTTTGGCGTATTTGCCAAGACCGAGGACACCGAGGAGATCCTGCTCTACTACGCAACGCTGGGCGACAGCCCGCAGCCGGTCAATGCCTACAAGGACAACCGCATTGACATTCGGCGCTATCCCATTTCGATTGCCCTTGAGCTGGATGCCGACGTCCAGATTACCTACAACCCCGGCGCGTTCATCACGTCTGCCGAGGCTGAGGAGCTGGTGCGGACGATGGTGCAGGAGGCTGTCGGCGGTGTCGGCACCGCAATCATCAAAGACATCACGATTCCCCA